AAAATGAATTGCATGAATGTACTTGATGTGCGCGTCTGGTCTGAAGAACAGATTCAACGACTGAGCTTGATCAATAAACTCTTGGCGATCCGCTGCCAAGTCTATTACCCACCGCTGGTCGATCTCCATCGCCGTCTTAAACACATCTTTTTGTCGCTTGGTAAGTATGTCCAAGTGCTGCACCGAACCATCATTGGAAATAATCGAAGACCAAATCGAATTGTATTCGTCATCATCCTTGGTTATGCTTTTAATGATATCGTCCAACCACTTATTCTTGGTGAAAAAAGCACCTGAAAGTGTGTCTTGGCGATATGCATTTGCCCGATAAGGTTCAATACTTGGGGAAGTATTGCCCATGATGATGGAACTTGAAGCATTAGGAGCAATAGCCATAATGTGACTAAATCTACGTCCAGTTCCGACAGCATCCGGTGCTTCACCCCGCTCAGCGCCGAGTTCCAAGTTTGCACGATCTAATCCTTCTCTGATGTGTTTGAAGATCGCCCTGTTAGTGATCTTGGCCACCACGCTTTCAAATGGCATACCAAAGCGCTGAAAGTAACTATGTAACCCAAGAGCACCCACACCAATACTTCGCTCACGCTGGGCGCTGAATTTAGCGCGAGAGATAGTATCAGGGGCATGGTCAATAAAATAAGTAAGTACGTTGTCAAGCATTTCGGCAACGTCCTTAAGGAACATGGGGTCTGTTTTCCACTCATGGTAATTCTCTAAATTTAACGATGACAGACAACATACCGCGGTGCGATCTTTGTCCGTTGGTAAAATGATTTCCGAGCACAGGTTAGACTGGCGAACCTTCAGCCCTTTTTCTTTTAGCCAAGACGGTAGCGCACGATTACTGGCGTCAATAAAATGGATGTAGGGTTCGCCGGTGTGCATCCGAAGCTCTAGGATCTGCTGCCAGAGATGTTTAGCTGAGACCGTATCTCGCACAATACCTGAATGAGGGTCTCGGAGTTCAAAGGCATCTGAGGCTTCTGGATCGAGCATGCACCGCTCCAGTATTCCCATGAATTCATCGGTGATGTTGACTCCGTGATGCATGTTGAGGCATCGAACGTTTTGATCTCCAGTGGGTTTACGCATTTCCAAGAAAGGGATGATATCGGGGTGAGAGATGTCCAGATACGCAGCGTAAGATCCTCTTCGCGTTTTACCTTGGCGGTAGGCCAGAGACGATGCATCATAAATTTTGAGGTGCGGCATGATGCCGGTAGATTTATCACCTGCCGATCGAATGCCGAAGCCAACGCCCACACCACCGCCGAGCATTGAAAGCCAATTGGTTTCAGATAGGTTGTCAACTAAACCCTCCGCAGTGTCTTCAATAAAATTTAAAAAGCAGGATATTGGCATGCCCTTGGAGGAGCGGCCAAATGACAATATGGGTGTGGAATAAGACAACCAGTGCTTGCTTGCATAGTCGTACAAGCGCTGTGCATGTTCGGGGTTGGAGCTAAATGTTTTTGAAACGTACGCAAACCGGTGTTGTGGCGAAGTCTCATCATCACGCATGTAAGACTCTCGTAATCGTTTAATGCCTAGCTCATCAAACAATTTGTCTTTTTCCAGATCAATCGTGATACCTAAATAGTTTTCTGTCATGGTGGTGTTTTTTATCTGTGGGTTAAAAAAGCCTCCCCGAGGGGAGGCCGCGTTACTTGGTGCCCGTTGAGAGATTTGAACTCCCGACCTTTGGTTTACAAAACCACTGCACTGCCGCTGTGCTAAACGGGCACTTCCTTACTTACACCGCAAAATCAGCCGCGGCGCTTGACGAACCACCCAGAGGCTCACCGTCTTCCAGTTTCTGGAGGTTGTTGAGCCCGCACGCGATTCCCTTAGAACCTTGTGCGTTATATGGATAGAACGTAACTGAGGCACGACCATAACAACCCGAGTAAAACTCTGTTGGATCGATAATGGCCTGTGTGTCGGCGTCCACAACGCCGGGCTTATTTGCGCTGTTAGCATTGATGAAGTACGAGTTAGCATATGCTGGATCGTCCTTCTCTTCATCGCCATCACGCAAGCCGCCTTTCAAACCTTTTGGAACAGCACCGCCAAAGTAACCTGCGGAAGCTGCTTTGCAGTCCTCGAAAGCTTTCTTAAGTTTGTTGACCGTCTCGGTGTCCGACTTAGGGATGATGATGGAAACCGAGTACTTCGGGGTACCGCCTTCGACTGACGCTTTAGGTGTAAACACGTTGGCGTAAGAGAAACGGACTTTACCGGTTACTACTTTAACTTTCGATGCTTGTGTCATTTTAGAGCCTTTTTAACATTGTGATCCGGACTTCAGTCGGGGCCGGACCGTCTACCCGTACAAACTACTTTGCTGCTAAATACAATCCTACATTACCAAGGGAGTACCCAACAAATGCAATCCCCAGACCAACTTGACCTTTGATCAAAAGATCTACAGCCACGACCAAGTATACCACACCAATTGATGCTATCAACCAAGCACTCATTCAAAATCTCCTTTGGAATCGTTTTTCACCAACTTCGGTGAGCCGTCAGGCCGTTGAATAAGATCACCCAGTATAGCACTAACTTCGTTTTTTGCACCAAGTTTTTCTAACTGCGCCACGGATTTAAGTCCGGGTTTTTCGTAAATGTCTTCGCGCTTGTATCCTTTCTCCAACAGGATATGCGCCGCCAGTGTGTGGTCTGTAATCTTGCGATGCGTTTTAGTCGTGGTCAGAGTGTAGCCCTGCGGCAGCACCCCGTTGTTAATTGCACGTTGCAGTGCATACTCTTTTATGTCGTTCGCCCACGACACAAGCATGTCAGATCTTGAAAGTACTTTCTCGATCTCGTCTTCGTTCAAGAGTGGCGCAGGCCTAAACTCAAGCTTGGCCAGATCATTAACATAGTCCGATCGAGCTCGGCACGTGGCCTTAGCGCGACAAAACTGACACCCCTCTTCACTCGGAATAAATTCACCGAGCCCCGCCCATGCCTTCTTGGCCTTTGGCTTGACATAGTACACAGCCCAATCCAAAAGCTTGTCTATGGTTGTGCCATCGGTGCTGATGCTATCTAGACGCGGTTGGTGGATCGTATACTCCACCTCTTTAATATCCGGAAACTCCTCTCGAAATTTCGAGTAAGCGCCCAGTGCGTATAACCTTAACTGTGGGTTATCAACTGCCGACACAGGGATGCCTGCACCAAACTTTAAATCGATAACCCTGACTTTATTTTTGGATAGGATAATGACGTCCGCGGTACCAAACCCATCGTTGACCCATTCAGAAAAATCCACCCGTTGTTCGAACAATGGCCGGTCACCTTCACCAATTTGGCTTCGGACATACAGTACGTAATTATCTACGTAATGCTCAAAGGTTTCGTTGTAATACTTTGTGTTCTTAATCTTTTCGTAAATCTTGTCAAACTCAGACTGCTTAATTTGGTTATAAGCTAATCTTAACTTAGCCTCCCCCAGTTCGTGGGCAGTCGTGCCTTCTGCGGAGTAGTCAAATTGACCTGCGGGGCGCTTTTGTTCTGGGAGTGTTGCTTCTAGTCGGGGAGCGGGTGTGCACAATAGCCATCGCTTGGATGATGATGCACTTAGTAGGGCGTGAGCTGCCATTCGGTTTACCTGTTTAGACTTGTTACGGTATATCTACTTATGCCAAAAACAGGTGGTTTTTCACTGTAAAAATAAAAAATAAAAAAGGGCGGAATTGCTCCGCCCTTTGTATGCTTTTTGACGCTTTTAGGCTGCGTTGTCGGCCGCTTTTTTAAGGGAAGTGATTAGATCATTGACCGCGCCATTAAAATCGATCACAACCTCGCTCTTGACCTCCTGCTTGACGTCTAAGCGCTCACGGTAATCCTGTTGGAATTGACCGCGCACAGCAATCTCGACCATGCGAGAGTTAAAGGCCTTGTTCTCTACGTTGGCCAACATCAAGGTTTCCCAGTAGCTTTGACTATGCACAAGCGCCAGATCTAAGGCCTCTGCAAAATCTGGGTACTTCTTTTTCCAGACTTCCGCGGTGGTTTTGCTGATGCCTAATTGGCTCCAGATCATTTTTTGGGACGCACCTTTCTTACCAAGCTCGATAATCGTTTCGAGCATGGCCGGATCGTATTTAGATGAAACAGATTTGGTCATAATTGGGTGCTTTTTTGGTATGTAGGTACGGGTTTCCGAGCGCTTCCCAGCGTGTCGTACTCCCCATATATCTACTTATACCAAGCCCTAGGGCTTTTCGCCCTCTTTGGGTTTAATAAGCATTTTGTCGCGCTCCTGAGCCCGCATTTTGGCCTCTGCAAGCGCTTCGTTGATCACAACGCGGGTGATCGCACCTGCGAGCTCTTGACGCGCCTTCTCCACGCCTTCCTTATTGGACAGGCCTGCGTTACTCATGAGTTTGTTTAACAGGTCACTTGCCATTGTCTTCTTCCTTTGGGATCTGTGGCTGTACCTGCTCGTGGATCATACTGATCAGGTTTGCCAAGGTCACGGTGCCTGCTTGCATGGGCATGTTTAACGCGTTCAAAAGTACGTTAACTTGCTCAATTGGTAATTTAAAAACGATCATAAGAAATGCCCCTTTTTGATTAAAAGTTCCATGGTATCCCACACTTGTCGCATACGTAAATCATGCAGCTTAGATATGCCAATCAAAATATTTGCGAGGTTGTCTTCTGACAAACCTATATCGCCATGTGTTTTGATAAGCAAATTCAAATCTTCGCAAGTTATCCAAGCGGCTTGGATTTCTTGCTCTAGATCAAATCTATTTTTTTCTTCCTGATTTTTTTGCATTTGTTTCCTCTCTGACTGCGCTAAATAATTGGTCAAAAACTTCGTAAAGTTGTTTACTGTCTGCTTTCAAAATGCTTGCGATGCCGTACAAACCATTTGCAGCGGTCATTTGGTCTACACATTCCATTCCCTGCACAAAACCATCTAGTAGCGCAACATGTGTCTCAATAGCAATCAGCGCCGTCTCTAGGTTTGTTAACTCATCGAAGTGTTTCATTTCTGTCGCTCCCGTTTCTGGATCTCACGATCGATATACCATCGTGCTTTCTTTAGATCCTCAAGTGCATCGTTCTTCAGATCCGCACGCCAGATATACTTCACAGCATTGCCAAGGTTGAACCCCATGTGCTCGGTGATCTGAATGCACTCGATGCCGGACGGGTGTGCGGTGTAGTGCTTGGGGTGGTTAACCGGATCGTTCTTGGTGCTGTTCGACAACACGTACGATGGCATGATTGGGGTGCGCGACTCGATGTAATCCTGTAAGGTTTTCATACGGCCTCCATGATGTTGGGGTAAAGGTTAGTGATTATACCACGGCACTGTTCTGCTACTTCTCGATGCTCTTTCTGCGTTGCTGCGTCACAACGTAACTGAATGTAATGGATCCACGACCGCAGGGTGCCGTTCATGTACATTTTGGACATCGTGAGACCCTCTGGCAAGATCTTACGCGCCACCTCTTTGGCCACGCCTTTTTGTATGGCGATGTCATAGAAGTCGTGTGCATCGGTCACAATCTTATCCTGCACATTTGTCCACCAACGTTTTAGGCCAGCATCGTCTGTTGGTAAACTGTTCTGGCGGTTCTTTGTATCCTGCAGCCTTGGTTCAAACATATCGAAAGCTTGCACTTGAGCGTAGCGTTGCGAGAATTCTTGGAAGCTGAAACTACGATGCCGTAGAATCTGTCGCGCAATGTCTCGCGTAACATCGATCTCCATACATATGTTGACCATCTCAAACGGGCTCCAGTGTTGATTCTTGACCAAATACCGGATTAGCTTGGAGTACTCTGGGTTGTCTTGGTTTTCGGGGTTGGACACTCGCGCCATTTTAGCAATCAATTGTTCTCCGTCCACGGTCGCCCACACCAGTTTAACTTTACTCATAGTTTCAATTCCTTTCTGATAACTTCAATTGCTTTTGCAAAATGGTACCTAAAATATTTTTCCGTTACACCGAGCATGTTGTGATTCTTACCTTCTAAAAACGCCTCGACAATGAAGCGCTGTTTTTTAGAAAGCTTGGTATGTATGATGCGCTCTATGTCCATCAAATCGTCTGTCGTCCACGGCAGCCAACCCTCTGGGGATAACGCCGACCCATCTAGGTCAGAATCATCCTGCTCCAAAAGGTCTGGCTCCTCGTCCGAGAGACGTGGGTTTGCGCAGTTCAGTTTGTACGTGAATATTTTAGTTTGTTTCATACTTTCAACGCATCAAGTAAAATGTTTTGCACTTCGATCTTTTTGTCCAGTACTTTGACCACGTGCTCATCGACCGTTCCCTTGGCAATCAGGTGATGGATCATCACCGGAGAGTTTTGGCCTTGTCTGGCCACCCGAGCGTTACCCTGCTCGTAATACGTAGAACTAAAAAACAAATCAAACCAGACGATATGCACGACCTCAGAGATGTTGTTTTGTAAGTTCAATCCCTCCCCGATTGACTGTGGGTGGCCGATTAACATCTTTAACTTTCCGTCTTTCCACTGTTTGATGCTGCCTTCGCTTACCATCTGCGCGTCTGGAAACGCGGCGCGGATCCTGTCAAGCGAATGCTTGAAGTTATAGAACAGTAGCACCGGTGCGTTATCGGATTCCAGAAGCTCGGACGACAAGGTTATTTTGTCATCGTGGATATGCACCACGTTACGCTCTTCATCATACACAGCCCCGCTCGTTACCTGAAGTAGCTTTGTAATCGCTGCAGCGGCCGTTACGGCCGTTATTTGTTGCCCCCCAAGCTCTGATACCAGATCTTTTTTTAACGCCTTGTAGGCCTCCATAACCGACTTGGGCAATGTAAGCTCATGGTATACAAAGTTTTCTTTTGGCATGGCTAAGTAATCCTTAGCTTGCATTGAGAAAGCGATGTCGCTGATCTTGTCTTTGATCTTGTTCAGTGCGTTGGGTTTTGGTTCCCAGTTGTACACCACGCCTGTGTGCCTGTTACGTTGGCCGGGCACCATGTAGATCTCCCTAAACTTACTCATGCTCGTCTCCAAGCGCTGCCCCTTGTCTAAGAGGCCAATAGGTGCCCACAGGTCTGCGATCGTGTTGGGTGTGGGTGTGCCACTTAGCAACATGGTTGTGCCACCTGTGCGCGTCTTAAAAAACTTTTTCAGTATCTTAAAGCGAATGGTAGACGGACTCTTTAGTCGTGCACTTTCGTCAAACACAAAGTGTGTAAACTTTTGCAGGAATTTGTTGTGATCTAACCATCCCAATTGTTCATAGTTTGTGATGTAGATATCGGCTTCCTTTTCGATCGCTGCGCGGCGCTGTTTGTCACTGCCCACGATCATACTTGTGCGCAAGTGCTTTGTGTGCTCCCACTTCTGCACCTCGGCCTCCCAGACGTTTTTAGCGACCTGTAGCGGCGCCATGATCAGCACGTTGGTGCGGTTGGTTTCAACCAGTGTGGTCAATGTGATGATCGATTTACCGCAGCCCATCGACAAAAACAAAGCGCAATTATCTAGCGACTTGGCTTTGTCGATGATGTCTAGCTGATACTGGTGCAGATTCTTTTTAGAAAGCATTACACTCGCTCTACATATAAAGGTGTTTGTTCGCCCAACCAAGCGCCCAGAATATTGAATTCGTAAAACTCTTGCGCTTCGGATTGTGTCATGCCGCTGCGCTCTTGTAATAGCTCCACGATGCGTTGTGCGTCATAGATCACCAGTGGTGTTTGTTCACCCCTTGGTTCACTAATACCAATTATGGCGTCATCATAGATCTTGGCGGGCTCCAGAAACAAAAGCTCTGTGTCCTCGTCAATCATCTCCACCATCGCTGCACGCTTGTCCGATAAAGGTTTCAATTTCATGTTTGCTCCTTAAAATGATTACTGGAAATCCGTGGTTGTTAAGTTCTTGAAAAACGATTTTTTGTCTTTCGGAGATTACGCCTTTCTCTGTCTTCAATTCTACGAAATAAAGTTTTTTGTTCAGGATTATTATCCTGTCCGGCACCCCCGTTATCGTTGACAGAAACTTCAGACTCAGACCCTTTTTCGCTTTCACCTGTTTGGTCAAATAGGTTTCTACCTGTTTTTCTAGCATGCTTGATAAGCTCCATGTACGCGGCCTTTGTGATTTGTCGCACGATGTGCTCGGTCAGGTACGCACGTGTCTCCTCGCCAATCTGTTCTGGATCCTCTCCGATGTGATCAAACACCCGTTGTGCGCAGTGTGTTGCTTCGTGTGCGATGGTGCCCGACAGGTAGGACGGGTCTGCTGCACACTCTGCCAAATCAAAGGCCAGAATGATGATCGCCTGTCTGCCGTCACTGATCATATGCGTTTCGGCCACACCAATGTCCAGAGCGGTTGCCCTGACCGGCACGCTGTAGTCCTTTAAGATCTTTTGAAAATCCTTATCGGAAAAACACAGCTTGATTGTGCTTGGAAAAAACCCACAGTCAATGTCGTAGTACTTTGGCTTTGTTGTCATTGCAGCGTCCTAGATCCCATCATTGCGTCCATGGTTTCGTATATCTGTGTGACTGCTTGTTCGCACACCGCGCACGCTTCTTCTGGTGCTACGTTCAGCGCGTACGCCAGACCTGCGTATTGCATGATGAGTGCGGTCAACATCTCGGACTCGTCCCAGTTCTGCTCTTTTAAAATTTCTCCTAGCTTAATCGCTGGATTCATTGCAGTTTCCTTTTTTCTAACCTGCCCATGATGTAATCGATCTCATCTTCGTCTTCGATGGGCACCGCATCGTCAAACAGGCTGCCGTCCTCGACCATCTCATGGATCTTGGCCACCAGTTCGTCAATCTCCTGTTGTGTCAGGCCTTCGTTCTCCAGATCGCCTAAAACGTCTTCGTGAAAGACGATCTTAATTTTTTGACTTGACATTTTTAACCTCCGTAAAGTTTTTAGGATCGCCTATCGTGCGGTATAAACCTTCACCAATATCATCAATACCGACACTACCACACTCACACCATGAAAGGCCTTTGCCCTTGGACGCCTGTACAGTAGTTTTACAAAGCTTGCACTTAATTTTTACAGGCTCCTTTTTTGGAAGCGCCACCTTGGCCAAATCTTTGACCAGTCTTTCAAGCTCTTCGATGTAGTCGTTGCGATAGTTATACCCGAGCTCAAACATCTGCTCGTCTGTATAAACCATCATATTGACCTTGAATTGCTTTCTCCATTCTAGGTATGCTTCTTTTGCGTCCATCTTAGAATCCGTCCTTTTCAAAATTACCAAGTGAGTTGATGTAGTTCTGGGCATTCTCGTTTAACTTCACACCGCGATAAACGTACCCCTTGCACTTTGATGCCCTGTCACGTACCGATGTGACACCCCTGTCCTGTGTAGCCGA